TGCTGTAGTAGCTGTAGCAGCTAGTGTCGCAGTAGCGGCATTACCGGAACATGCAAGAGCATTTGTTGCTGTAGTAGCTGTAGCAGCTAGTGTCGCAGTAGCGGCATTTCCTGAGGTATTCTGATTACCGGATGTGTTAACGCCAGGGAGATTGATGTTTGCTGTCCCATCAAAGCTGACCCCACCAATCGTTCGAGCTGTTGCAAGTTTTGTAGCTGCTGCAGCAAGAGTAGCGGTTGCGGCGTTACCTGAGCAGGCGAGAGCATTGGTAGCCTGGGCTATGGAATCAGCCGGAGTGGTAAAGACTAGCTCTGTCGATACCCCGTCGAACAACCTAATACGATCTGCGTGTACGTGGAGGAACCAATTCTTACCAGATGTCTCATCTTTAACGAGGAGTCCACCTCCTGCAGAAAGCGATCCGGACGTAGCGGGGAGAACTCCGCCGGAGCCACCAATCACCGCGGACGACGCTGCTTGAATAGGCTTAGAGGATGTGATGCCTACCGCTCCAGAAGCTGTGACGGCCAGTACGGAAGCAGTCACAGCGAGTGCAGCAGAAGAATTGATATCTAGCTGACCGTCTACGGTAGCTGATCCCTTAATTCTAATATTACCAGCAGTAAATGCGGAACCGCTGACTGTTCCAAATTGTATAGTTGCGCCGCTGGTCTGAATAGCAGTTGAAATAGCCATTATCTATCCCCTTCTTGTACTAAATCCCCGCTATCATCTACTGCGGCCTCCTGAGACTCAACGTCATTAAACCCGTCGCTGAGATCTTCTGTTAGATGTTCGGTCCAACTCTCATTCCTCGGGCCCGGAACGTCTTCTTCGAGATGTGCGCGCTCCTTGGACATGTCTGCCTTGATATTTTCAAACTTCATATCTCCGGCGTTCGGCGTAGCATCTTCTAATTTCATAGCTACTAGCGTTTCGTGAAGTGTCTTCATCTTAGCAGGACCCTTGCCCGTCTTCTGATACTCTCTCCAAGCATTCAGCGTCTCAAACATCGGTTCCTGAGAATAATGAATATTTTTAGCTAGCATAACGTGGCGCTTGTTACGCGTAAACTCTGTAATATTGTTCTGTCGGAGTATCTTAAAGTATAGATCATCCTTTACTTCCCGGTAGCGCATTCGAAGTTCCTTAAAGCGAGCTTCTCGAATTCTGTTCAAGGCGAATCGGCGGGAACGGCGCATACTCTCTTCTGTAGTTTCCCCACCACCTTCATCGCCTCCGCCGATATCCTCGCCACCTTCGGTGCCGAGCATATCTTCTAGCTCATCGAGGCCTCCGCCGCCGCCACTGGAGCCGCCTCCGCTGGAAGAACCACCTCCGCCTTCTTCGTCGTCGTCCCCGCTGCGGGACTTAGCAATAAGAACCTGATCACCTACTTGCTTTGTCCACTTAAGGACGTCAGTAGGATCAAGGAAGGTGTATTTGGCCATGATATCCTTAACGACATCTGGCGGTAGAGGCTCTTCATCACTTACACCCATTGCAGTACCGATAAGCTCCATGACATCTTTAGCGAGATCTATAGATCCTTGACGAGCATTGCGCTTATCTTCGGACATTTCTTCGGCCGGGAAGCGCATAGAGAGTGTAAACGGTGTAGTGTAATCAAACTCACCAGTAATAACGAAGTGTAGGCGAATCAAATCAGCTAGACCTTCGAGGAAGGAAGCCTGAATGGTATAGACGTGGCGAGCGAACGGCTTGAACTGCTCAGTTAAGGAAACTGCGCTAGCACCAAACCCGCCCCACTCCTGGACGAGATAACCTTTCGGTACACCAGACGCGATACAGATACGATCGATGTACATTTCGAGGTCGCCTACGAAGTCGATATCGGCCTTAGACTCCTTGACATCTACTTCGAGTAGACCATCTGGAATCCAAATCTTGGTGTTAACTGAGTAGACCTCAGACTGACCGGCAACGGGATTAACACCGATGTTGTCATACTGCTCTCGAACGCTGTTGACGTGGTCCCAGACCATTGCAGTATCCATTCCCTGTGCCGTCTTAACCTTATAGAGCGTTACGGGGAAGGAGAGGATACGTGCAAGAGACTGGAGCGTCATTGTCGAAGCAGCTTGCTTGAATGGTGCTAGGGCTGCTAGGAGGTGCGGGCGTCCATATGGATAAAATTCTGAGTGATCGGCATTTAGACGGAAGTGCGTAACCGTCCACGGCGGGACAACTGTTTCGTTATCGATAACGTAACCAAAAAGCTTTGTCTCGAACATCTCTGCGAAGTTTTCTGTGACCTGCAGCTCTTCGAAGGACTGTAAGAGCATCTGGAGCTTAGCATCGCGATTGATCATTGTCATGATCGATCCCTGGCGTGCTCTGATCTCCTCAGCTACCTTTGTAGGATTGAACTCAAGGCGTTCGAGGATCTGCCCTACCTGAAGAGGAATGATCTTCTCAACGCCGTTCGCTGTAATCTTATTAGCCCAGAAACCTTCACCGCAAAGCTCCAAATCGAAGCACATGCCATGGATGCGCTGCTGATTGATGCCCCACATATCGAGGAGCTGATAGATTCGCTTAGCCATTCGCGGGTCAGGGCTCTCTACGGAAAGGAGACGATCCTGAACATCGAGCTGCGTGGCTTCATCAGCTACAAGCTGAACGACGCGGCTAATAAACGGATCATTATAGTACATGAAGTTGAGCTCGTTAATACGCTTCTGACGATCTCGAAGATCATCGTATCCATTCGTACTATCGCGAAGCCATGCTTCGAAGAGCTTTTCAAGTCGGTCGGAAAGAGGAACGTTCTGGAAAAGCGCTCCTAGTTTGGCATCAAGCTCCCGCATTGACTTATTGTTCGGATCAACACGAACAAACTGAACGCCGGCCTTCTTTGATAACTTTGTCTGAGAATCTTGAGCAGAGCTAGCTCTCCATCCCCAAAGAGACGATAGACGACCCATAAAGCCTTGTCGCGCTATCTGAGATTGAGGAAAGGCAGAGCTTAGATATGTAGTTACGCCTTAGCGCAGTCGTGTTGAATCCATTATTCAGGCACCTTCTTACCTTAGTTAGTAGTAGACCTTGTCTTTTCCTGTAGGGCGCTTTGCATGAAACATGCGCTGACTAATGCTCGTAGTGAGATCGTCCGCGAAGTCTAGAGGAATATGAATTGCAGACTTCCACTCGCGCTGCATGGCTTTCTTGCACTTTGGACAATTAACTTCCTTCGGCGGCCCATCCTTTATAGAGAACGTAACTTCAAGCAGCTCTCCGCATTCACATTTATAGTCTGCATGCATAATTTACTCCTATTATAGTATACTCTCGTATTCTTCTTTTGTGATTCTCTCCCAGTGATAACCACCAGCAGTTTTCTTTTCTCGTATTGCTCTTGAAATACTAATTTGCCCATACCTCGAAAGAGCTTCTTTGATGTGAGAAAATACTTCTCCCGTCTCTACACATCGAATTGGATGTGCTTTTGGATTACCTGCTCCTGAGCGTTGTCGAGACCAAAGCGCTCGAACATCATCTGATGGTACTCTTCCGGTTGCTAAAATCGAAAGCTTCTTTTTTACTTCATCCGTATGTGTTTTTCCATACATGGGATTATTTTCTCCAGATACATCAGCATGATGTTCACTTACCTTTCTTCGAACCTCTTCTCTCTTCATCGGATTATTTTTTAACATATTCTCTCTTAATCTTTGTCTACCTAACGTAGTAATAGCGCGACGTCCTGTACTAGCTAAACTCATTTTCCTTCGTTTTTGATCTTGTTCTTCAGAAGAAAGTCTAGAAAAAGTGTCTCCACCGTCGCCGCCCTTCGTAAGATTATATCCATTAGGTACAAGCGTATTTAGACTCTCTATAAATTGAATTTCGAGTACATCTAAATCCTCTAATTCGCTTGCCTCATAAATTATAGACCATTCGAAATCATCTTTTCCATACTTTCTTAACGCTCTATAAAAGTAGGTTTGCATATTCTTTGAAAATGCATTATATTCGTGCCTGCACCTACGTTCTTCAAGGCTCGTTTTCGTTTGTCCTACATAAATCTTTCCACTCGTCAGGCATCTTGCTTGATAGATAATCATCATATTTCTCAACCACTATCCTTTGAGTTTCATACGGTAGAAAAGTATAGAGAAGTCTAATCCAATTCTCCAAGTGGGGGATATCCCCTGACCGCGAACCCTTTAATTTAGTGGACATTCTTTCAATAAGATCATGGCAACTGGAATCTAAAATAACGAACTTCTCAGGGTTCAAATCTGTATAATTGACCGGATCTTTATGATGTATTTGAAGCTGCTTGGTTCTCTTTCCGGAATACCTTGTTCCACAGCATTCACAAATTGCTCCTCGGGTTTGTATAATACTTTTTCGAAACTCTTTCCAAATCTTAGTAGAACGAAACTTGGTATGCTCAGCAGACGTCATCGAATCTCCTCTTAATCTTGGTGCGCCTATTCTTCTTATTTTTATGATAAAGATGTTTTTATATACCGCCTAAGAACCTCAGTTACTGAGGATGTGGGGAACTGTAGAAAGGTTAGTCTCTACAAACACTTTCGGTATATTGAAGGATGGCGTACTATGCGACTAATTAGTCAATAGATTGATACTCGGGGGAGACATGAAGCAATTGGACGATATGGAGGACGAGGAGGTATCGAGCGAGGTACCTTTTGATCTCGTTCCATATCCGTATAATCGAGTTCCGGAAACCTTTGGTCGTGATGAACCTCGGTATCCGGAACTCCGAAAGCTCCTTATGCGCACGTTAGATATTCTAGCTCGTGGAGCCGGAGTGCTCTCCCCGTATGCACCTAAGGGCAAACTCGTTTACTACGATGTGGCTAGTATCGATATCGAACCCGATAGCGCGATTCTCAGAGTCTCCGATTGGCAGGGTGCTAATGAGATTATGAACTTCTTGACCGATGCTCACCTTTTACACTGGGATGAGTACGCAGAGACATACGAGTTAGCCAAAAAACCGATTCAAGAAAGTACAGATGAGGAAGAAGGCCCGTCTGAGATTCCACCCGATCTCCAGCCGTACCCGTTCAATAGAGTCTCTCCAAACCTAGATCCAGAACTTCGACAACAGCTTCTCCATGTATTAGATATTCTCCGTGAACCTAGTAATGAACTTATCGTTTATTGGCGTTCTGAAGGTAACTGGACAGTAGATTACTTGGTACTTAAGACGTGTACACGAAGCGGGCTCTGTACCTCTAAGGAAAAAATTACTAAGCGTCCAGCTCGTTTATTCCGGTACCTTAATGACGAGATCAAAGTACTCAAATGGAATCAAGGAGAAAGCTCGCGATTACAAGGTTATTCATATCGTCTTAAGAAGGAGAATATTTCGGAAGCCGTGAATGAAGAAGACGAGCCTGTATCAGATATGCGTAAGGTAAGAGCACTCAAGCCATTTCCGCTCAATTTATTACCTGCAAAACTTCCTGCACTATTTCGAGATGTAATTGACGTTTTACGAGAACCCGGATGGTTATTAGAGCCTGATCAAGTGCGTCGTTATGGTGATCTAGTCACCGTTATCAACCTTATCAATACGCAAACCGGAGAGATCAGACAACTTCCGCAAGCTAAGGGCGAAGAGATTTTCAATACTCTTCTTAATGTAGAGGCCTTAGTTCCTCATCCTGATTATCCAAAAAACTACATACTTAAACGTATTCACGAGAGCGTAGACGAAGAAGAGGATACGGGTAACGTCGAGTCGTTTGATCGCCCGAGCAGAACTATCCTGCCTGAGCAGATAGCATCGAGCCCTACATATTTTGATGCCTGGAAGCTTTTTGATGACAAGTTTGAAGAGCTTATGGAAATCAATAACTCTCTTGATCCGGATCAGGATACATATGCTCCTGTTATACCTAGCGGATACGGGCAATTTGAACGCTGGTGGCTAGGTTTAGACGATCAGGGAGCTAATGAATGGCCATCTCCGTTTGGACAAATTACGGTTCAAGATATCGAGAAGCTAGAAAAAGAGGAACCATTTGAGATCTTCGGATTATTCTCAAACATATTTTACAATCACTCTCTAAGCGAGCTAGACCCTACTATAATGGAAGCTATCTGTAAAGCAATCATGCGCAGCCCGGAAAAGAAACCATCAATTCGTAGATTACTAGGATTCCAAAAGGACATGGTAGACTTTCTAGATGGCCCCTTTGCAGCCCAGATGAGCCAGGATGTTAAAGATCTAATCCTTTCTCAAAATAATACTCCACAAGCAGTTAAAGAACGTAAGATTGTCGCGAGCATAGCTGAAGACCCTGCTAAGCAGGAAGCCCTAATTAAGAAAGCTATAGCAGATGTAAAGTCTCATAGAAGGAGAGTATAACAATGGAGCCAAAGACGTGGCGAGAAGCTAATGAAATAGACCCGGTTTCTGGGTATATCAAAGAGGACCCGGTAGTTGAAGATATGATAGAAGAGGAGCCCGAGGCTGAGGGCTTCGACATGTCTTCTAAATTCGAGGAGCCTAGCCGAGCTAAGTTCTCCCAACTACTTACAAACCAATCAAGTTACTACGACGCTTGGAAGATCTTCAAGGACATGTACAACTCAGACCCGGAAGTTATCGTCGACGGCGGTATTCCTTTTGGCGCTGGCGCTTTTGAAGGGTGGTGGACGGGCTCTTCTGGGTACGGTAGACATATTGATGATGCCTTTCCTAGTCCGCACAAGCAGATTACAGGCCAGGATATTAAGAACCTTGCTAAGGATGAACCCGAAGAAGTCTTCAGCTTCCTATCTAACATGTTCTATAACCACAGCATCGATACCGGTTTAACCGAAGATGCTCTGGAAGAAATTGTTAGACAGGCTGTAGCATTTCGCAACCTCGATTACGGAGAATACCTTAGTGAGATACTTGATGGGTCGATGAACGGAGATCGACAACTTCCTCCTGGCAGAATGGTCGCTCAGGGTATAGAAGGTATTAAACAAAAGTGGGCCGAGCTATCCCAAAAGAACAAGCGTCGTGAGCTAGAGACTTTCCAGCCTCAGGAAAAGAGAAAGAGATGGCACGAAGCAAACCTCAAGGATGAAGAGGAAACTGAAGGTGATGTTTCTAGCTTCGAGGAGCCTCAATTTCTAAATAAGGTAGCTGGGGGAATCGGTGGAGCTGCTAGTTACGTAGAAGCTTTGAAGAGACTCGACGCTGCGTATGAAAACAGAGAGCTCTGGGATGAAGAGACTGATGAGATTTACGTTCCTACTGGAAACGGAGCATTTGAAAGTTGGTGGACGGGCTCCTCGCAGGACCCAGATATTCTAGTTCCGTCTCCGCAGCGTAGAATTACATTACAGGATATCCGCACTCTTGAGGAAACAGACCCGGACAGTCTTAGCAGTCTATTCTTCAATGTATTCTATAATGGAAGTATTTCAAGAGGCTTTGATGCTGATGCATTTGAAGCCCTAGTTCGCTGGGCTGTATCGGGGGCCGATCCAAACGGAGAAGATAATCAGGATCTTGTTGAAGCTGGTATTCCTCAAACTCGTAAAAATCGCTCAGGCAGTCTAGAAGGTATTGATGCTAACGGTATCATCCAAAAGGCCCTTGAAGAGTTTTTCTCTGAGGATGGAGAGGACGAGCTCCTCGAAGCTGCTAGAGGTGGTAATAAGAAAGCTCAGGCATATCTTATTGAAACTGCTCTTCGAGAATATCGATTCGAAGAATCAGATATCGACATAGATCCGGAATCGGGGTATATTACGGAGAAGCCGTACTACACGAACCCGGTGTCTGGGTATATCAGTACAGACAGCCCAGCTAAGAATATCGGAATTGAAGATAATGAAGAAGAAGAGCAGGGAGATGTTAGCAACTATCCAGAGCCAGCAGCTCCTCCGGCTGTACTAGAAATTCTTAAAGCTCCAAATTACGTAACCGCTTTACAGATATTTGATGAAGAATTTAATGAAATCAATACCCGGGCAATGACTCTTATCCCGTATGGAAGCGGAGCTTTCGAAGCTTGGTGGTGTGGTAAGGACCCAGATCCTGAAAGGTTTCCGGACGCTGTCGGTTCTCCGCATAAGAAGATTACTCGAGAGGATGTTCGAAAGCTGCTGCGTACCAGAGATGGTTGGGGCCCGACTGGCGGTCCTGCTATATCCCTTTTTAGTAATATCTTCTATAATGGCAGCATTGCTAAGGGTGGTATTGACGAGGATGTTCTCGAATATCTTCTTGAAGAAGTTATTCAGATTGGATATGACTCCGACGAATTAGCTGAAGATGGAGAAGTATCTGGTGCTATATCTACTTGTATCAACGTAGAGGAAGCAAAAGAAATAATGGACGCTGAAGAGGATATCACGCCGTTCGTAAAGAAGGAAGTTCGAGAGTTCCTTCGCAATCGCGCATAAAATGGAAAAGGACGTAAAATGAATATTTTGAATGATCTGATTTACTTTACATACATCGGAGTGGAGGAGAAAAGCCTCCTAGAGAAAATGTATAAAGTAGATCCTAAGATCTTCTTAGAACACCTAAACCAGCTCTTCGACATAGAATTCAGAAATAAGATTCTTGAACTAGTCGGAGAGCCTCTGGTAGCTAACCCTGATGGAGTACAGGCTGAGCTCAATGCTATTTTTACGGACATCGCGCATCACCTACATCTTATGATGTCTAAAACGGGTAGAGAGTTTTGGTATAGCCGCGGCATTACAGATGCTCAAATTGTAGAATATCAACTCGGAGATAACAGTCTCTGGCTTCCGCCGATCTCGGCTCCTGGGGAGTACGTTTCTGACTTTCTGTTCGAAAATGATTTCTATTTCTTTCCTCAATTAGCAAAGAAGTATAATCCAATCTATGTCCAACAGGCTTTTCATTCTATGTATGACCAGATTAGGACTGCGGAACGTCTCTATGGAAGCGGGCATGCAGTTAGCTGTCCATCGTTCGATTCTAACGGTGTGTGCCGAGGAATCGTTTTCCGAATCCTACACTATAAAAAGAATGAGAAGTCTCTTAAGAACATGTACAAGTTCTACAATCCATTCTCCTGGTCCTATCTATTCAATTTCAAAACAGTAGAAGAGAATGATGAGTTGATTATGGTAGAGGGCGTCACAGATGCTATGGCTCTACTTCGCGCAGGGTACAAGAACGTAATCAGCCCTTCGATGGTGCGCCTCAGTCCGTATCATACTCGCATTCTAAAAGACAAAAAGCTTCATGTACTGTTCGATCAGGATCGAGGTGGGCTCGAAGGGCTCAAGTTTATCAAGGATCATTATGAGAATCAGGACAACTTGCTAACTTTAGCTCTTTGTCCGACTACACGAGACTTCGATGAGATGACACTTGAAGAGATTCATCACTATATGGATCACGTATCTGAGTATGATGTTCGCAATTTGACATCGAAGCCAGTTAAAAAGCACTCCATTAAAGGAGACAAATAATGAGCGATGAATTTGAGGCTGAAGGGGATATCTCAGATCTTCAACAATCTAAGAATCCGGAAGCTACGGACCTTACCAAATCCTTGATAGATGACTTATTCATAGGTCAGGACCCGTACGTATTTTTCGATGCTATACAGTCTACCTACGCCGATAAGCAAGAGCGAATAGTAGCCCTATTGGATACCAATCGGCAGGATGTTATTGATGAGCTAATGACAAACGGCGCAGCAGAGCAGATTCTAGACGGATTGATAGACCTCATCTGTACCGCTATGGAGTTCTCATTAGAGGAGGACGGGTTATGAGTGACCTAGAGGATACTGGCGACGTTTCGTCATTTGACGCTCCGCGTATAGATGCAGAGATTTCTAAAAATCTTCTTAGTACAATTCAGGATATCTATCTTAATATAGATCCAGAGATACTTCGATCTTGCCTTGCTTATGATTATACAAAAGAGCAACGAGAAATTATTATACAGGCGATACACTCACGAACATCCGAGCGAATTGTAGACGATTTATTACAGTCCCCAGAACTTGTATCGTTTTTAGATAGCTTAATAGAAGCAATAGCAGGGACAATTATTAGTTTACAAGAAGAGGGTGATGATGACGAACCGTTGGAGGAATAATGTCCGACTTTAATAATGAAGATATTGGAGATGTATCTAGCTTTCAGAAGCCTGGTATTCACGAAGAAGAAATCTCTCTTCTAACGGATCTTATCTTTGGTGGTTGGCATCCGGATAATGAGAGTGACGAACTCTTTAATACATTTGACGAGAGCGAGATTCGGACAATGTGGGAGACTTTCAAGGATCCGGATGAGTGGATTGATAGTTTGATGAAATCCGAAGACTTTAAGCAATATGTATCGTCAGAGATCTCACGGCATGTAGGTGCTTTGAAATACGTAATCGAAAAATACTATGATGAGGAGGATACGGATGAGTGATTTTGAAGATGAGGGAACTGGAGACGTTTCCAGTTTTGATAAACCTACCGTTCCTTCAGAAATAGTGAACGTCCTTATCGGACTCATCATTAACAATGGAGCCAACTCTGAAGATCAGGCAGAAGAAGATTTAGACATCCTGGTTGATGTTATGGGGATCGAGCACCTACGCAGTCTCTCTGAAATGCTTAGCGGGGATACGAGTATTCTAGTTGATGCTATTCTCCAGTCCCCGACACTTCGAGAAGCCCTCACAGAGAAGATGAATACGTTTACAGAGCTACTTCGCCAGATAAACTTCGAAGACGACGGGGATCTGTAATTCCTTATTCTACAAGGACTTAGCTAATTCCTTATTCTACAAGGAATTAGAAAGTCCTTTATTTTTTGACTCTCTAAGAGGAAGGTCGATATAATCTATGCAAGACGATACTACAGACGTTAATCAGGGGGTTGATATGCCCAAGAAACTTAGTGCTTGGCTCACCGAAAAATACACCGCTCCGTCCGGCAAGATCTACCAGCGCTACGTGCTGGATGAGAAAGGCCAGAGGATTCCGAAAGATCCGAACGCTACTCCGGAGCAGATAGAGAAGGTCAAGATCGAGCGCAAGACGGCCGAGCAGAGGGCTGCAGAGCTCGCTGCGAAGAAAGACCGCAGAATGAAGAACGCTCTTGCTCGCCTGCACAAGCAGCGCCACGCAAAGAGACTCGTTCCTCTCGACGTTGTCCGCCCTATGCTGGAGCTCTTCAATCGCGCTGTCGCTGGCAAGGCAAATCTCCGCAGTGTAAACTTCGAAGATCGCAACTCGACCTACCGAATCGTTCTCGCGAACGTCGAGCAGGAGTGGCTTCTGATTCACGCGATCATCAAGAAGAATATGGACTTCGAACACAAGTGGTTCTTCTTCAATCCTCGTAACGAGGCGCATGTCGATTTCGATCACCTCGCGCATATCGCGAGTAAAGTCGGCGATAAGGGGATTCCGTGGCCCGAGAAGAGCACGGCCGCGCCGCCAGTCGAACCTCCGGTTAAGATGCGGAAACCTCGCAAGACTGCTGCGTAAATACAGGGCCCTCTTTTCGGGGGCCTTTTTCTTTGACTTTCGCATATCTCGGTTGATATTATAGGTGACCAACAACGATGCACACCAGCCTCTACTAGAGGGGCAAGGAGGCCTCACATGGCTAAGGTATCTCGTCTGAAGCTCCTTTCCGGAGCAAGAGACTATAAGGACGATCGCAAATTCGATTTCGATGTTAAACGCGAAAGGCTGCATCTCACGAACGGCCAGGACACCGGCATCGATGCTATCTATCGAGGAGACACCGGAGAGTACCTCTCGAGCGTCAGCCCCAAGTACATCGTCACCACGCACAAGCGCGCCAACGACTTCGTCGAGACGATGCTCACGAAGCAGGGCATCCGGTACGATATCGGACACACGGCCGTCGCTGCTCACGGCAATCGATTCTTCCGAGAGTTCCGCTTCCCCGACTACTCGTTCGTGCCCGACGGCTCGGACAACACCGCGCTCGACGGCGGCCCTAAGGACCTCTACGTCCCGACCATCATCGCTCGCAACAGCTATGACCGCAGTTCGAAGCTCGACTTCTACTACGGCGGCTTTCGCTTCGTCTGCGCGAACGGTATCGTGATCGGGAACATCGTTCAGCAGGTCTCCTTCAAGCACAACGTTGATCCGGACTACCGCATCGTCGCCGACGGGTTCCTCTCCAACATGGAAAAGACGATCGAGGGCTTCAAGGCCTCATACAGGATGCTCAATTCCGAGCCCGCCGACATCTACCTCCAGATTCTCATGCTAGAGACCTTCTCGCAGAAAGCCGCCGAGCTCGCCGCGGCAATCAGCCAGGGCCTGCTTACGCTCGACTATGACGCTGACGGTAAAATCGTCGGAGTCAAAGCCAGTCCGCAGCTCAGCGCTTACGCACTCATGCAGATCGCGACCAATGTCGCAACGCACAGCGTGCGCAAATTCCACAGATCCCTCGCTCTGCAGAAGCAGGTCGCAAACGTGTTCGGCGTCTAATCGACTAACTGAATATCTCATCCAGTAGGGGCGGGGAAACTCGCCCCTGCCGTTTCCTCGGAGGTGTGAATATGGCTCTCCCTCGGACTATTGTCGAACTGTTTGACAGGGCGAATCTTAGCGGAAACGAACGACAGCTTTACGAACAAAAGATCACCAGCATTTTTCAACGAGTTCGGGATAAATCATATCGAGAAGGTAAGGACGTAGGCTTTGCCGAAGGTATGGATACCTGCTTCGACATCGTTGCTTCTGAAGAGGAAACGGATAATGTACAGAATATTTCTTGATATGGACGGTGTGATCGTTGATTTCGAACGCGGAGTCAAGGAGCTAACCGGAACAAGCATAGTAGACTTCGGCCGGTCTCTCGGCCGAATATGGAAGGCTGTAGCTGGCGTAGGCGACTTCTATGCCAAGCTGCATTGGATGCCGGACGGGAAAGAGCTTTGGGATGCGTTAGCGCCTCTCGGGCCATCGATCCTTACCGGCGTTCCGCATGGATACGGTTGGGCGGACCAGAAGCGAACCTGGATACGAAAGCATCTCGAGTACTTTCCCAAAACTATCATCAAGTCTCCAGGACGAACTAAGCTCGATTGCGCTCTTAAGGCCTTTGGGTACGAGGCTATCCCAGAGGAGGAAAAATGGATCTTGATAGACGATACCGCTAAGATGGGGAATGCGTGGACTGAAGGGCGCGGGGTATTCATCCTCCATAAGGACACAGCATCTACTCTAGAGAAGCTTCTTACCATTCCCGAGGTAGCTGAAGACCTTGAGATATCGATGACCAATTAACTATGCAGCATCTAATAGATAGCAGGTCCGCAGACGCCTTAGAGTATGCAACTAAAAAGCACGCTGGTGTAAACCGCCGCGGCGGGGCTCCGTATATCACTCATCCAGAGACGGTAGCTGCAACTGTGAAGCGAGCTAAGCCAGATTCTCACAAACTTGACGATCTGGTAGCGGCAGCGTACCTGCACGACACTATCGAGAATACAGATGCTACATATGAAGAGCTCCTCAGGCTCTTTGGCCCCAACGTAACCGCACTAGTCTTTGAGCTCACATCCGATGAAGACGAATTGAAAAGGCTCGGTAAGACAGAATACCTAAAGCGGAAGTTTGCGGGTATCAGTTCCTGGGGGCTCGTTATCAAGCTCGCCGATAGGCTTTCTAATATCGCAGATCTCGATGAGGCGGATGTAGAGTGGGCCACTAAATATGCGAAGCAGACAAAAGAGGTAGTCGAGTATCTTCGGGATAATCGAAAGCTAACTGGCACTCAGGAGAATCTTGTAGCTGAGATTTCTGGTATCGTTTCTGGCTATTTGAACAGACACTAATTATATTAGAGGACGATCAGTCCTTTCTATGTTTGAGTTGTGCCCCGAATAGGGGATAACTCGCCGCCGCGTATGCGGGGCGCATATTTTCTGTAGGAGGTGCTTTATGGCACGCCGCAACGATTTCGGTTTCCTTTTTGACTCGGATTTCTTCGAGTCCCTGCTCGGTCGAGACGCGTGGAGGGATTTCAATCGCCTCTTCACCACGGTTTCGACTACCACGTCCTTCCCTCCTCATAACATCTACGCTCTCAAGGATGGGTCAGCTCGGATTGATCTTGCACTCGCAGGATACGGCCAGGCTGATATCGCTATCCACGCAGATGATGGTCGCCTGATTATCGAAAGCAAGGGGGACGGGAAGACTGAAGACTCTTGCGAGTGCGGCCCTGGCTGTGACTGCGGGGACGACTGCGAGTGCGTTTACCACGGCATCCGATCTTCGGCCTTCAAGAAGGCAATCCAGATGCCTTCGAAATTCGATCTGAGCAAGGCTCAGGCGAAGATGAAGGACGGAATGCTTAGCATCACCGTTCCTCTCGCCGAGGAGCGCAAGCCGAAGACGGTCGACATCTCGGTCGAGTAATCGATACAGTCCTCGCAGAAAAGGGCACCTTCGGGTGCCTTTTTTATTTGACTCCTATATTACATCCGTAGATACAATAGGCACTTAGGAGACCCAAATGGATACAACTTTAGCGATGAACAACTACGTACAGGTATTCCTTCCGATGTATCTTGAAGAGAAAGCTGGAAAGGACTTTGTTCAAGTTTTAGGTAGAATGGTTGGAGAGCATATCTTCGGAATGAAGGTTATGCCACACCCGCTTACAGAGCAGTATGGCCCGGAATATGCAATAATATCCAAAGCGGCCTTAGATGCATATAATTCGGGGGAGTGTACATTTTCGCAACTATCAGAGGACCACGTGATCGGAAGGCAGTACGCAGGTGAGTATCTGATTAAGAACGGAAAGTTTCATCCTCGGGCTAGGTGTATTGCGTACGTGTTAAGTAGAGAGAACTTCGCTCACGCTAGCAGCCCCGATCCAGAGCACGCTGTTGCGGTTATGGGACCGATAATGTACATCGTGAAGCGTCCATCTCCCGGTCGCAAGCCTAAGGGGTTTGTGTTACGGCCGATTGTGTCTGTGGAGACTTCGGCTGTTTATTCTCTATTTTGTTAGCTGGGATCATATATTCCCGATACCAAGGATGCCGCTGAAGATGCTCGAGCACTTCAGGCTTAAACCATTCACCTTGTAGGTGATACATGCGACAGAACCCGTGAGTATGCTGTTCGAATGAATAGGACTCCTCATCCGGCAACTCTATAATATAGAGAAGCTTTAGGTTAGAGGAGTTTCCTACTTGTAGAGCTTGAATTCGCTGCTCTAGATTTGATGTGCAGCCTATTTTGATGTGGCCTTCCGCATTTTGAAGGAAGTATATCATGTAACAATTAGTACTAATTGTGATGAGGACGGTATTATGAAGGACACTAAAGCTATCGAGCGCGTTCTTTCTCAGTTAGAGGAAGCTGTTAATCGTCTCGTTGAGAAGGGAAATGAAGGCATCTCCGCTGAATTTACTACACCGCCGCTAGCAGCCAAAACTTTCCGAACAGAGCGAGAAGATCGCCCCAGTACATACGATCCCAAGGAAATAATGGTTCGTGTTCAGAACCAGGCCCCTATCTCTTTAGAACAGCTTTTGATTCGAGCAAAGAAAAGCGTAACTGAGCGTCAAAAAGATCCAAGTCGAGGTCCAGACAGTTTCGAAGAACTTGTAGCAAAGCTCTACAGAACTTTTGTACAGGACTTAGGTGAGTATGCTGGAATGACCAAGGAAGATTTCGCAGAGTGGATTGTAGCGAACTTTGGTGGTAATAACACTGCTCAAGCAGATGTTGTTATCTTCCCAACCGAAAGTAATCGACCTACTATTTACGATACTCGCGAAACTCAATATTCTCAAAAGAACTGGGACGAGATGCAAGCTGGAGCGAAAGTACCTGCTCCGTAAGTGAACTACTCCTTCTCCGAGTATCATATGTATACTAAGCGGAGAAGGAGCTTCAAATGGATGTATCTCAGACTATTCGGATCCCGCTTGGTGAGTACCTCGAACTTAAAGAAATCGAGAAACACGGCCAGGACATCAAATTCGAACATACAGTATACCATACTCAGAGAGGCCAGGTCGGGCATACCACGTCCGGTATATCTTGGCATCTCCCACACGACGACGCAGACTTAGAACGCACTCTCAGCTCCACTATTTCTTCGTTAATTACTCAGAATCGCAGCATCTACTCTCTTCTAAAGGAGCTAGTTTCCAACTTCTCCACTATGACTCGTACCGAGGTCAAGAAGTGGCAGAAGCGAGCCTCCGCAGTGGATCTCGATACCTTTATGAAGGAAGAGTTCGTAGTTGAGAGTGGATCAGACGAGGTATATAAGAAGCAGCAGGATGAGATAACTGAACTCAAAGAGCTGCTTAGATCAATAGCTGAGCAGTCTCAGCTTGTTCTCGATAAGCCTAGGTATAAGCTTTCCGAGGAGCATTGTGACGGGATTCGAACGACTCTGGGAGATGTCTTTCCAAAGAAAGATATTCCTACAGAGTCAACTTCAAAGGCGGACAAATGATAGTAGCAGTAACCGGAGTTAAGCGGTCTGGTAAGGATACCGCAGCCTCATACCTTACAACATCCTTTAAGGTTTCTGCAGAAGGTAATGAAGAAGGCTTTGAGAGAAGCTCGTTTCTGACGCTATATCATTTTGCAGATCCTCTCAAGAAAGCTCTTGAGGATATCTATGGATGGGATCATTCAATCTGGGATTCCCCGGAAAAGGAAAAAGAGGATCCCTATTGGGGCATCAGTCCCCGGCTAGCCGCGCAGCTTCTAGGCACTGAATGGTCCATGCTTCTAGTAGATCGTTCTCCCGGTTACGCTATGTTAACTGGTCGCAGGACGTACGTAAAATCTCTTCTTCGCTATGCAGGAAACTACCCGGGAA